GAAGCCTCAATTAATTTATCGTATTTTTCTTGATTCATCCGCATAACCACGAAGTGGGAAAAGATATGGATGTAGAATGACTCCGTGGTTACGCATTTTTGACTACTAGTTTTAAACCTTTAGCTTGTGCAGCTTTCTTTCTACCAGTACGCCAACATCCCTCAACTTTATCAAGGAATGAAAGACTAAAATTTCCTAACCCAAAATCGTTTCCACAATACAACTGAAACATAAGACTGGTGATCTCATCATAAGTTTTCTTATTTGGACACACCATTACAAGCTTTTGTAACGCTTGATCTATAGCTTCTGAACTGCCTTTAGCAGCTTTTCTACCCACTAAATCTCCTTTATTAAGTTAATTAAGTGTGTTCGTTGTTCGGTGAAAATAAAGTGTTTAAAGCCCCACTTTTTCATTAAGGCTAGGAATACGATAATTGATCAGTATAAAATTTTAATGTGAATTGCAAGTTAAAAGTAGCCCCAGTCTCCCGGGGCTACACCTAGGATTTATTTACCATTGACCAAGGTCTTACCTTGTTTTAGTAAATTCTCTTTCATTACAGAATAGCTTTTATTCTCCTTTTTAGCTATCTTTTTTATTTCATCATCAACTAACTTAGCGATCATGGATCCAGGTCTTCTAAAGCCCTTCTGTCCCATCGCCCTTATTATGTGATATGAATCAATGTCTACCGCACAACTTTTCCATTTGTTGATGTCCATATTCTTACCTTTCTTTACCATTAATGACTATTTTTGATTGCACAGAAAAATTAGGATCTACAAGATCTTTTGGTTCAACTTTAAAAGCTTTGGCCAACTGATCTAAAACTTTCATCCCAACTCTATTATTATTCTTACCAGTAAATGTCCTGTGAACATTACCAGCATCACTTTTCATCAACCTAGCAATGTCTGCATATGATAGTCTATATACATTTTTTAATAGATTAATATTTTTTCTGACAATAGTATAGGAATCAAGTTTACTCATTTTCAGTCTCTAAATAATCTTTTGATTTATAAAAATCAACCAGATTTATTTTTTTCTTTGAGTCCTTTAATCCACTATTAAATATTTTTTGAAAAATATTAATATAGTCTTCTGTTGATGTGCCAGATAAAAACCAAGCCGACTTAGTTTTACATGCTGTGTAAAATCTATCAAAGTCCCACTTAGGATGTTTATCACTTATTAAGTATGCTGTTACACAAGCTCTCTTAATTCTTCTTCTAGTATCTTCTGTACCTAAGAAATATTTTTTAAGCTTCAACAGCTGTGCACCTATTCGATCACAATGTTGAATACCACCAGCAGGTATTTTGAATGTGCCTAACTTAAACTCATCCGAATGCCTTCTGTATTTGGTATTTACTTTTTGTAACAAAACAAGTGTTTCAGCAACAGGTATACCATATTGGGTCATCTTGGATTTTAATATTTTATAATCCATTTTACCTCTTGCACAGTGGTGATGAAGATAATGATCTAGTGACCAGTTCTTTCTACCAGTGTTAAGTCTTGCTACATCAAGCGGATCATCAGAATTAATTATGATGTACGGAACAGGTAAACCTAATTCCTTTCTCGCTTGCAGAGTATGTTGACCATCAACAACCTCTTTATTTTTATTTACACGTATTGGATCCATAAGATCCTTATCAGCTATTAACTTTTTTAATTGCTGCACGTGTGCTGCATCCACAGGTCTATTACCTCGGACTTTTTTGAAAATAGAATAATCTCTAGTTTCAAAAAATTTATTATTTACTGCTCTCGCCATATCTTTTCCTCCTTGGTTAAAACAAGATTAAGTATAAAAGACCACCTACTAACAATAACAATAGTTTAGGTGGCACTATCAATAAAAAAAGTATAAACAAAAAACTAATAATCTGGTTTGTCATTTGCACCTTCTAATTGATCTTCAATTAATTTGTTAGCGATAGTTTCGTTGATCGGATATATTGGAACATCCGCAAAACGCATCGGTAACTGTTGAAGTCTTTTCATAGTTGATTGCCACTCATCATCACCATATTCAAGTGGCATGTGTCCGTTAGCCGATATCAATGGTACTTGACTAAGTATCTTGTGTACTTTATCTGCCCACTGACTAAAGACCTCGGAGTCTGATCTAATCGGAGATTTCATTGAACCCCCACCTAGAAAACAATTTTATCATTTTATCAACACCTTCATAAAATTTACGTTTCCCAGAAATATTATCGTTTACAGAGACACTTCTATATTCCTCACCATCTACGTCTAAAGTGATTTTTTTAGTGGCCTCGCTGTAACAAACCATAAACATTTTAAACTTTTGTTTAGGTTTTTTCTCTTCGTCTGGCTTATGCCAAACAGGGTCTATTACATCTATGGATGCAATTGAAGCACCCTCGGTAGTAGACTCTATGTTTTTTTTATCATTCATGATAACCTCTAAGTTAATTATTTTTAAATAATCCTTATAAGTATTTTCATGGGATATGCAAGGAAAAAATAATATAGGATAATATAGGTTTTTATGAAGTATGTTTTGATTTTGTACCTTTGTTCAATGCTTGATAATAGTTGTTTTGAAAGCACCATTACTTCTCATGAATATCCTACTTATTACGATTGTGCCTTATCTGGTTACAAACTCTCACATAATACTTTAATGAAATTAGATCCAGGCAGGGTCGAAGAAGCACAATTAGCTGTAAAATATGAGTGTAGAGGGGTAAAAGTACACATAATTCCGCCACAAAAGCCAAATGTCTAATACCTTGATAAATCAACCCATTTTGATGTATAATAGATCATGAAGCTATATCGTATCCAAGCACGATGTAATAATTTATATTTTGATAAGATGCTTGAAGCAGATAACGATGCAGCAGCTCTTGAGGCATTTTCAAATGGTGTGAACTCAGGAGAAATTGTAGGTGCGGATGAGAGTTTTTATGATGAACGTGTCTACGTAACATTTGAGGAGGTAGACAGAGATGTCATTACAACAGCTGGTGTCGGAAAAACTTCAGTTGGAGTCCAAGTGGGCAAACCAAGCGTTAGCTCAGGGGAGAGTAACTCCTGATATGAAGTGGATCGACATCAAACTTAAAGACCTTAAAAAGAAAATCAACGATCAAAGCGTTGAGGATGCAAGAGAAGGTCTATTTGATATAGCAAGTTAACCTTGCTAAATTTTTAAATTTTTTTCTTAAGACTCGTTCGCTCTAAATTTCACGAAAAGCATTCAGTGTCGCATCCAGAATAGAACCCCTGCGATTTACAACCTTCTAGAATTCAACAAAATGAAAAAGTGAAAAATCGTCCATGTTATAATAGTAAATAAAAAAAATAAAAGGAGCATTAAATGTATATATGGAACCCACTTAAATTAAAGGAGTTAAAAGAAAAAGGTTATAAAATAAAAATTTATGACTGGAAGCCTGAGTATAAAGAACAAACGATTGAAGAATATGAACAGTCAAAAGCTGTTGAGACTAAAGAAGAAGATCAATGATCCCTCTCATAAAGGATCCGCATCTTCTTACCATCAAAGTAATATCCACTTACTCTTTTTTTATTCTTTCGCCTCACCCCAACTCCTGCCCAAAGCAATGTCAACTTTGCTAGGAACTTTAAGATTGTCGATAGCATTTTCCATTACCTCCTTAACTTTATTTATATCATGTTCTTCGTTTATTGAAAAACATAACTCATCATGGATTTGTAACAAAGGTTGATAACCTTCTTTGTAACAATTTATCATTGCTTGTTTTGTTTGATCAGCTGCGGATCCTTGGATCAATCTATTCAATGCTTTATAAGTAAAAGCTCTTCTAATATTATTTCCATAAATTGCTTTAGCTTCCTCATACTGCATGGCCTTATTCATTCCAAAAGTTGATGGCTCCCACATATCGAATCTACATTTTCTTCCTTTTATTGTTCTAATAAAACCATATTTGGATGCACTATTAGTTACCTCTTCAGCTAATCTTTTTACAAATGGAACTCTATTATTATATTTATTTAATAAATTTTCAGCT